AAGAGGCAATTGCAGAATACCTCGGCAGCCTTGGCCTGAAGCTCAATCCAAAATGGCAGAAATTCAAAGTTGAATCTCGCGGGATCGATTTTCTCGGTTATCGCTTTTTCCATGATAAAACAATTCTCCGGCGCTCCGTAATGCTCCGCATATCGCGCAGAGTGCGGCGCACGGCGAAGAAAAAGACATGGACCGCGCATAACTGCGAAGCGATCATATCCTACCTTGGATGGACGAAAAGCAGCGACAGCTACGGCTTTTACCGGCAATGGGTGAAGCCGTATATAAAACTTAAAAAAATTAAGGGAGTAATCAGACGTGAAAGTATCAAGCACAGAGATGCCGGAAAAAGCATTCCAGATCTTACGCGACGGGAAAAATTGCACCGTTGAATTTTACGACAATGTGAAATCCAACCCTGCCATTGATGGGATTACGGGGCAGACAATGCCGTCATGGGACTATGACAAATACAGCTATGAAACAGATTATTTCCCGGGTCTCACGGCGCAGATTGAATCCAATTATAATACATGGCTCCAAAAAGCAAAGACGGCGGAAATTGCTTCAGAAGGTACAAAGGTAAGGAACTATCGGGATAATTTGCTGAACCAGTGCGACCTTCAATATTGCAACTCCGAAAAATGGGCTGCAATGGCGGAGGACAAACAAAAAGAGTGGACGGCCTACAAGCAGGCGCTCCGGGATGTTCCAATCCAAAGTGGATTCCCATACAGCATAAACTGGCCGACCATGCCAAAAGAATAAAAAGCGGGTGTAAAAGTGAATGAATGGATTTCGCCATTGTGGGGAGCAATCGCAGCGGCCATTGTGGGGGGCATGGTTGCAGCAATTAAGCGCCTTTGGGGGCGGCAGGGGGCAATAGAATCCGGAGTAAAGGCTCTCCTGCATGACCGCATTTATGGGGAATATGCCGAATGTATGCAAAAAGGATATGCAACCGTAGAAGATATGCGAAATATCGAGTACCTTTACAGCCCGTACCATACGCTAGGCGGAAACAGTACAGGGACAGAGCTGTATAACAGAATTAAAAAACTTCCGGACCATCCGGGGAGAAAGGAAAATACGGAATGAACGTCAAACAAGAATTTATAAAGCCAAACAAGTACACGCGCCCGGGAATCCCACTTCGGCGCGTGACAGCTATTGCAATTCATTACACGGGGGATCCCGGAGCAACAGCACAGAATGAGCGGGACTATTTCAACGGTCCATGCATCAGTGCAAAACGATATGCGTCTTGCCATTTCTGCGTAGGGTTGAACGGGGAAATTATTCAGCTGATACCGGAAAATGAATATGCCTATTGTACTTGTCAGGCAAACGCATACAGCCTTTCAATTGAAACATGCCATCCGGATTCTTCCGGAAAATTTACGGAAGCCGGGGAAAAATCGCTGGTTGAACTTGCAGCCGCACTGTGCAAAAAATACGGATTAAACCCGGCGTCCAGCCTTATCCGCCATTACGACGTGACTAGAAAGGTATGCCCAAAATATTATGTAGAGCATCCGGCGTGCTGGACGGCTTTTAAAACAGCTGTGGCGGCCTGCATGACTGGGAAGCCTTATTCTTTGCCGTCATATGGTTCGGCGCCCGCAACAGATTCTGGCTATTGTGATACAGCCGGTATGATTACTCTGTGCCCCGGAATGACATATCAATTCAAAACAGGATCCTTGATAAAATGCGCAAGCAACGCTTTCCAGCAAATTGCCCATAGTCTGATTGGAGGATACCATATTACAAAATTCAAAGCAGTTGCAGTTACTCCGGGCGTTGGATTTTACATAAATGGCAAGCGCGTATGCGTCGGCGCCGTAAAAATGCCGTGGACAGATACGCCAGCACAGTTTACAAAAAAGCTAGGCGAAATATACCAGCTTAAAAGCAACGCACCGGTCGTTTCCGGAAATCATGCCATATTTGCACCGGTCGGAAGCTCGGTAAAACAGGGGGAATGTTATTTTACAAAGTTTAGGGCTGCCGGCCGAGGCTCATGCGGATTTTATATTGGATCGACGAGAACAAACGTGGGGACGGTTGCATGACGCGGCTTCGCAAGTGGCTCGAAGGCACCAGTACGCATAAGATTGTCACAACGCTTGTTTATATTGGCTGCGGCGCATTTATCATTGTTGTATTGGTAGGATGGTTCTGCGGCCTTGAAAATGCCGTAGGAATGATGAATTGTGCGGCTATGGTGATTGTGGCGAATACGGTTCAATATGCCGGAAAATCTGGTTTTGAACATAGCAAATGGGCAACGCCCCTTGCAACTGGAATCGCGGCAGGCTTATCCAGCGGCGATCCGGTTTCCGGCATCCAGAATGCAGCACAGACTTATGAATCCATGAAGCAAATGCAGGAAATGGCGGATCCCGTTCCACCTGAAGAAAATCAGCTTGCGGGAAATCCGCCCGCTGAAAATAATACAGCCGGTTGACCCGGCAGAAAGAGGATTTATATGACTATTGACATTACATCAATCATTACGGCGGTTATTGGCGTACTCGGGACAATCTTTGCGGGGCTAATTACTACATACCTTGTCCCTTGGCTAAAATCTAAATTTACGGTTAATCAGCTATCTGTAATTTCAGAGCTGGTTGCAAACGGTGTCAAGGCCGCTGAAACGCTATTCCCGAGTAACGGATCCGGCACAAAGAAATTTAATTATGTGCTCAACTCCGTGGAATCATACTGTGCTACCCATCATATTACATTCGACGAGACGGCTGTAAAGAATGAAATCCAGTCCGTGTGGAATGACCTGTACAACAAAGCTAACCCGGCAGCCGCCCAGGTTACGGACGATGAGAAGAAAGCTGTTACGGCATCCGCAAGTATATCCGCAGAGACAGCAGAAAAAGTTAAGTCTGCGTTAGAATCCACGCAGGCGGCGCAGAAAGCTCTTAGTGATGCCGCAAGTAAGGTTACCGCTAAGACGGGCGCATAAGTATAATGACAGCCTCCGGAGAAATCCGGGGGCTTTTTATGTTCTTCAAAAAGCCATTACTTTTAAAGATAATTTGACAGCAACGCAGACAGCAATAGCGCACACTCTTAAACCATTTTCCACAATGCCGCACAATGTTTTAGGCATAGAAAGGCAAAACGAAAGCCCGCACAAATTCAGCATTCATGCGGACTTTCAAGCTATATGGCGGAGAAAGAGAGATTTGAACTCTCGCGCCGGTTACCCGACCTACTCCCTTAGCAGGGGTGATTAAATGGCCTAGCATAGCCATTTTTAAGGCATAAACAGCAATAAAACAGCAACGGCTACAGTTTATCCGCAGCTTCAATTTTACTTTTTACGGGGAGCCGGTTATAATTGTCTATTGCTGTTTCATATTGCGCATGGCCGCCCATTGCAGCAATCAAAGCTGGATGGACATGGCGCTCGGCCATCATTGTAAAATAAGTATGCCTGCAAGTTTGAGCCGGATATGGACGAATTTCAAGGCGTTTAAGCGTAGCGCTATAATCGTCGTAGAATTTCCAGATGTTTTTTAACGGAAAAACCCCGGCATCATAGAACCGTTTTACGACAGCATAAATGGATTTTCCAATTGGTATTTCTCTATCACGCCCGGCTTCTGACTTTTCGCCCCCTATGATATATCGCTCATCCATATGGAAGCTGCCCATGTCAAGCTGATACATTTCCCCAACGCGCATACCAGTATAAGCCAGTACCAGAATATATCCCGTAAACACGTGTGCTTCTGCGGGACCTGTAGGACATTGCCCGTTGTAATCATCCCACAGCTTAGCGACTTCCTCTTCACTGAATACCTGCCGCTTTGCCTTCGGAGCGTCCGGCAATTCTAAATATTGTGATTTATTCATTGTTTCCTGCCCCTGCTGAATGGCTATCGTATATAGGTGAGACAGCAATACCTTCATATCACGCGCCGGATAATACGTCTTTGCCGCGCTGTCTATGGTATTCTGCATTGTCTCAATTGTGATTTCAGATATTTTAGACAGCTGAACAGGCTGCAGCCGATTCCACGCAATACGCATTTTGTCCCGCTGAGAATCACTCAGCTTACCATATTTCTTTGTGCCGGTATATATCTGGTATAAGTCCGACAAAGTTAATATATGGGCCTCCGGAGCCGATTTTTTTAGTTCTGAAAGTGCTTCTACTGCGTCGATTTTACGGTCAAACGATTTTGTTTTACGTGCAGCCGTGAGCTTTCCGTTTTTGCCTATATAGTAATGATCTACAACTGCGGCAATCCATTTTCCATGATTTCCACGCTGATATACGCTGCCCGTGCCATTCCCACGCGCCTTTTGGCGCTCTTGTATTTGCTTCCGCCCGCAGTAGCAGCAGTAGACCGCATCATCCGGTATTTCGTGCTTGCATTTTCGGCAAAGCAATGAGATCATCCCCATATGTTATACATAATTTAGCAATTGCTTATTGAAATATTATACAAAAGGTCTACTATGAGAATAGACGACATGCCGCCAATATTTTCATATTGGAGTAATGTATGATGGATTCAGTAGAAAAAAGAATGTTGAAAAAGTTCGACCGGCTATCAGAAGAAAACCAGATTATTTGCCTTGCTTTTCTTGCAGAGCTAATAAGGCGTCAATCTGTGAATCCGCTACCTTCAAATATTGAGGGTTTAACTTTCTGATTTTATTTAAAAAATTTTTGTCTAAGTCTGATAAGCTCTCTTCTTCGGAAAAGGGCTTTTCTTTTTGCTCATTCCCAAGGAGATAATCCGCCGATACATTAAAAATTTTAGAAATTTCAGGTAAATACTTCAAATAGCCTTTAGAATTGCCACGCTTCCAACTATCAACAGTCTTAGGCTTTAGCCCCATAGCTTTTTCAAAGGCTCTATCAGAAGCGAACCTTTTTTCTTTTAAGTCAATAATTTTTTCTAATGTATCCAAAGCAAAGCTCCTTGTTGGTTTCGAAAATAATCCGAACCATAATATACTTATTAATAATTAGGGGAAAAATAAAAATGGATATTGAAAAGAGAAATAAACTAATAGAACAATATTATCAAAATCCATATTTGTTATTAACTCTTTTAGCTCTGCTTAATCGCAGGGCTTTTTTTATTACCAGTATTTGTACAAAATGACTATTGAAATTTCTTATGCAAGTAATTGCTTGTATAAATGGCAGAAGTTCGAACAAAATTCGAAATTCATCTTGACTTCGAAAATAGTTCGAACTATAATTAGACCAGATTCCAAAACAACAACACATTATTTTCTATAAGATCAACAACAAAGAGAGCCTTTAAAACATTACATTTTAAAAGCGAAGTTCATTCATTTTTGCTCAACACAACTTATGATACGACTTTCATTTTAATATGTCAATGTTTTTTGAAGAAAGAAAGTGATTTCTGCCTATTTACCAACCCACAAATAAAATTTTGTGCAAGTTGGGACATAAACACCGTGCGGCGTGACCGTACTCCGTGGCTGGAAGCGGAAAAAGTCTCCTAGCAGGCACCCGGCGAGTTGGCCTGTATCCGGCCCGCTACCATAAATACGCCGGCCGGGCGTTAAGCGGCAGGAGGAATTCATATGAACGAACATCAAGCACACCGTACCAGAAACCAAACGTATTACAAAGATCAATTTGCAAGAACGGCAGCTAATAAAAAGCGCTTTGAAACGAACAAGAAAGGATGATGAGCACGAACAAATTAATCCCATTTGACTACCACGGTCAACCTGTCCGGAGCCTCTTAATTGATAACGAACCGTGGTTTGTCGCAAAAGATGTATGCAAAATTCTAGAAATTGCAAATACCACTGATGCCGTATCGCGCCTTGATTCTGATGAGGTGACTAGATTCAATCTAGGCGGCTTATCTGGCGAAACAAATATCGTTTCGGAATCCGGCCTTTACAGTCTGACACTTGGGAGCAAGAAGCCGCAGGCAAAACCCTTTAAGCGCTGGGTAACGCATGAGGTAATTCCAGCAATCCGCAAAACCGGATCTTATTCCGCACATCCAATGACACAGATCGAAATGCTGGCGGCGCAAGCCCAACAAATGGTGGAGCTTGAAAAGAAAACCAACATAGCAATTGAATCCGCAAATTCGGCGCAGAAACAACTTAACAATGCAGTCGATGCTCTGGCGGCACCGGCTCCGGTCAATTGGCAGCAGGCGACCGGGGACAAAATCAAGCATATCTGCAAGGTCAACGGCCTGTCCTATCTGAAAGAGTATGACAAACTTTACCGAGAGTTGGAACACAATGCGCACGTTGATCTTCAATCGCGGGTGAGCCGCTTGAAAGGCCGTATGAAGAAAGCCGGGTACACGTTCAAGGAATGTGGAAAAGTGACACAGCTCCATGTTATCAGTCGTGACCCGGCGCTGAAATTGGCATTTGACGGAATCGTCCGTCGATTCGCCGCAAAATACGCTAATACAGAGGTGAAAAACGATTGACTTACAACCTTATTGAACGAATTGAAAATCTACGCAAGAACGACAAAAATAAATCCTGTGCGGCAGTTGTCCGCTATCTACGAAACGAAAAACATATCAAAGTAAATACTTCGGAATTTTCTCTTTTTGCCCGTGGAACATATGATCCGCCAAAATCGGAATTGGTACTTTCCGAAGCCGACAAACTGGTAACGAGGTGGGAACATGAAGCAAAGTATGACGCTGAAAGAAATGGAAGCGTTACCGCGTGAATTCTTGTGGTCAAAAGAAGTTGCCCCAGCTATAGGAATGGATGAATCACTATTTCGCTTTCAAGTCCGGGACGATAAAAAGAAAGGCAAACACACGTTTGATTTTCCTATAATCGTCCGGAAAAATCGGATTACGATTCCGAAGGCGGCATTCCTAAAATACATGAGAGGGAGGTAAAAGCCCATGATCTTGCACTCGTATATTGTCCAGTTTTATCGGAACGTGCGGGGACAGCGCCAAAACTTTGGCATACAGATTTACTCTGACAGTCCGGCAGACGCGATCGAACAGGCAAGACATAATTTGCAGCTCTGTCACAGCTCTAAGGCAACATGGAAAGCGGAAGCGTACTTGGAAAAGGAGGGAAAGTGATGGAAACCTCAGAAATCCTTGAAAGACTGGATAACCTAAAACGCGTTATTAGCAACATGGTTGACCCGCCATTTCCAGCATCTGTTCCAGGCGACATTGAGGCACTGGGAGCGGCCATTGAAAGGATAAAATCTATGGAGGGAAAGTAATGGAAGAACTGAAACCGTGCCCGTTCTGCGGACGTAAGCCAGAAATTCGGCACAATGCGGATGGATTTTCATATGTGCTTTGCGCAAATGATGGATGCTACGCCAGAACGGATGGATGCCTTAATGACAATGAAGCCGCAAAAGCGTGGAACCGCCGCGCCGAACCGGAGAATAAGCCGCTGACGGCAGAAAATGAGGAGCTGAAAAGCGGAGAGAAGAGCGAATACATAAAGGTACCAAACAATTTATCCAGGGAATTGCTCATCAAGGAATTTGGTATCAGC